CATTTTGTTGAATATAAGTTAGATCATCGATAATAATAGATTTATTATTATCATTTTTATCATTATGAAACATCATTTTGATACTTTTTTTATTTAATGACATATTAAGGTAATCTAAGAAATTTGTTCTATTCTTACAGAATTCAATATCTATTTTTAGTACAGTTGTATCATTAAGAATATAATCTGCTAAGAAACTCTTTCCGGAACCATTATTACCGAAAATAATCAACGGTTTTTCTTTAAATTTTTTTTTCTTCCATTCATTAACAAATGTTTTTTTATGAATTATTTTAAGAATTTCTTCAGAAAATTGTTCATTCATTCATTTAGTAATAACTATTTTCAATTTAAATATTTAAATATTTAAATATATTTAAAAAAATGTTTAGTATTATTTATCATAATAATAATGGTGGCAATTGGTATTGATTTAGGGACAACTTATAGTTGTGTTGGTTGGTGGAAGGATAATCGTTGCGAGATTATTGCGAATGATCAAGGTAATCGAACTACCCCTTCATATGTAGGGTTTACAGAGAAAGAAAGATTAATTGGTGATGGAGCTAAAAATCAAAGTTCTATTAATCCAGAAAATACTATTTTCGATGCGAAAAGATTAATTGGACGTAAGTATGATGATAAAATTCTACAGAGTGATATTAAACAATTTCCTTTTAAGGTTATTAGTAAGGATAATAAACCTATGATTCAAGTTAAATATAGGAATGAATTAAAAGATTTCAGTCCTGAAGAAATTTCTTCCATGATTCTAGTTAAAATGAAAGAAACTGCTGAAGCATTTATTGGTCAAGAAGTAAAAGATGCAGTTGTTACTGTTCCAGCATATTTTAATGATGCTCAAAGACAAGCCACAAAAGATGCGGGTGTGATTGCTGGTTTAAATGTCCTACGGATTATCAATGAACCTACTGCTGCTGCAATTGCTTATGGATTAGATAATAAATCTGATAAGGAAAAAAATGTCCTTATTTTTGATTTAGGTGGTGGGACATTCGATGTATCATTACTAAATATTGATGATGGTATTTTTGAAGTAAAAGCAACAGCAGGTGATACTCATTTAGGTGGTGAAGATTTTGATAATCTATTAGTTCAACATTTTATGAATGAATTCAAGAGAAAAACAGGATGTGATATTAGTGAGAATAATCGTGCTAAAAGACGTCTAAGGACAGCATGTGAAAAAGCAAAACGTTCCCTATCAAGTGGTAATAGTGCAACAATTGAAGTTGATTCATTAGCAGAAGGAAATGATTTATTCTCATCAATTACGAGGGCAAGGTTTGAATCAATGTGTATGTCCTTATTTCAGAAATGTATTGATCCTGTTAGTAGGGTACTATCCGATGCTGGTATAAGTAAGAATAAAATTGATGAAATTGTTTTAGTTGGAGGATCTACACGGATTCCAAAGATTCAAGAATTATTATCAAAATTTTTTAATGGAAAAGAATTATGTAAGAAAATTAATCCAGATGAAGCAGTGGCACATGGAGCATCTGTTCAAGCCGCAATTTTATCAGGTGAAGTTGAAAAAGATGATGATGCTAATCAAGTTCTATTATTAGATGTTACCCCCTTATCACTTGGTTTAGAGACTGCAGGCGGAGTTATGACAAAAGTTATTCCAAGGAATACAACAATTCCTTCTAAAAAATCTCAAACTTTCTCAACTTATCAGGATAATCAACCTGGAGTATCAATCCAGATCTTCGAAGGTGAAAGAACTTTAACTCAACATAATAGTGAACTAGGAACATTTCAACTTGATGGTATTCCTCCCGCACCAAGAGGTGTTCCTCAAATTGAGGTTACATTTGATGTTGACGCAAATGGTATTATGAATATTGAAGCATGTGAGAAAGGGACTGGTAAAAAGAATAATATTACTATTTCGAATGATAAAGGACGTTTATCAGCAGAAGATATTGAAAGAATGGTTCAGGATGCTGAAAAATATAAGGAAGAAGATGAAAAAATCCAAGAAAAAATAGAATCTAGAAATAAATTAGAATCTTTTGTTTATCAGGTTAAGAATACAGTCGCAGATGAAAAAGTTTCTGAAAAATTAGAATCAGAAGATTTAACAACAATAAATACAGCACTAAATGATATTGAACCATGGTTAAACTCTGAGGATCATGAAAAAGAAGATTATGAAAACAAATATATTGAATTTAATAATAAAGTTTCTCCAATCATGACAAAACTCCATCAAGGATCTGAGACACCTGGAGGAATGCCTAATATGGGTCCTGAAGGGATGAATGGGATGAATGGGATGAGTCCTGAAGAGATGGCAAATATGATGGGGGGAATGAGTGGAATGGGTACTGTCCCAGAAGAAACTTCGGATGAAATGGGGTCTAATCCAACGATTGATGAAGTTGATTAGTTTATTCTTAATCTTATAATAAATTACTTATATCATATGTAAAATTGTTTTTATTTACGTATTTAGGAAACTCCAATGGTTCAGGTAATCTTTCTAATTTATCGATGTATCCACCATACTGATCTAGATTTGTCGTTATCGTATTTAATGCGAAACCAACTACTTTCTGATTTAAACCATTAATATGTTCAAGGAAATCTTCTGTTAAAACTCTTGAATCTCCGTGTTGTAAGAAAATTGATCTCATAATTATATTTAATTCTGGGGTTGATTGATATTCAATAATTTTATTTTTTTCCTTATATATTTTATATCTTAACCACTGTTGTATTGTATTCATATTTAAATCTGAAAAGAAATTCTCACTTAAAGCAGATTCTTCGATAATCCCTTTAACTGCCATTTCAGATGTATTATGAAACATAATTGGATCTCTCATTTGTATTTTTCCATCTTCTTCTTTTACTGTTTTAATATCTTTTAAAAAACCATTATTTATTTCTTTTAATTTATCATCCATAGACGATGATTGAAAATTATTATCAATATGAATTCTTGACATTATATTATTATATTATTATAAGGAATATAAAAAAAATATATTTTTTTTATTTTATTATTATAAAATGATTAATTTAAATAATATAGTAAAATATGTAATATTATTCTGTGTTGTTGCTGGATCAACGTTCTATATTCCTAATTGTAATATTATTAATGAACATGCCGTATATGTTGGATTATTAGCATCAACAACCTTTGCTATCCTTGATCGTTTATTTCCGAACGTTATTAAAAAAGAAGATCATGAATATTAAATACTTGGAATATATTGCCATTTTAAAGATTTACATATATCTTTCCAAATTCTATCTTGTTGTTGTAATTTTTCACGACTTTTTAAAAGCGGAAAATATGTCAATAATTCATCTAATTCAATTAACTCACAAAATTTATGTAGAACATATGAATAAGATAAAAAATTTTTCCGATTATGAGGACAATGTTGCATAAATGGAGTTTGGATTTCTTTAAACATCATTCTTAATTGTTCCTCATGAGATCTTGATAATACAGGTGCTTTTTGTCCATTTAATATATTAATAATATGTGGTATATGTTCATAATATTTATTAAATTTTAACTTTTTAAGGATCTCGCGAATATGTGAATATTTTATATCTTTAATATTTAAGAAAATATTTTTCTTCAACTCTTTTAATATTCCCTCATATACTTCTTGTGGTATATCAATTGATTCTTTTGCCTGGAATTGTGCTAACCATTCATTGAAGTGATTAATTCTTTTGTAAGCAAAATAAGATGATTCTCTAGGTGGATCCTTATACGATGCTTTTTCTGAATTAATTAAAAATTTTTCAGTATATCCGCATTTTTCACATAATAATATACAATCTGTATGTTCCAAAATTAATTGATTATAGCATATTGGACATATATCAATATTATCACTATATACATCAGGTATGATATTATCATCTATTTTTGACATATAATTATTAATAATATCTTTCTTAGGTTTTTCACCATTACCTTTATTTTTCATAATATCAATCACATTAATTGTTTTTTTGGGCGCGTTACTATCTCCATTTTTTTGCGAATAATATTCTGACAATATTTCACCTGTATCAAAATAATAATCAACTTCTTCTTTTTTATTATAATCCTTTATTTCTTTTTCTAATCTTTCAATTCCTGAATTACTTTCTTCAGAAAAGTTCTTTTCATTTTTTTTTTTTAAATCTTCTAATTTTTTTAAATTATCGCAGTATTCTTTCTTGTTCTTCTTGAAACTAACCACAACATCAGAATGAATGACATCTAATGTTACTCTTTTATCAGCGACTATTTTTTTTAAAGGTTTGTCTTTGAATGACATACTTTATTTATAAAATTTATTTATTTCTTTAAGTTATTATTTAAAAAATAATAATAATAATAAAGAAAATGATTGATTGCG